TTGATATATATTATAATATATTAATTTTAAATAGAGCTTCAGGAAATTTCCTTCTTAACTTAGATTCAAATTTTCGAATTGTATTTTGGTTGAAATTAACTAATATACTGTCCATGTTCCAATCTTTGATCGATTATTGGTGGCCACAAGAAACGGATGACAATCATTCTCTAATGATTAAGCACGTGTCGAATGAACCTGTGTCTAGAATAAAAAGATTTGTGGAATTCACACAGGAACGATATCCTGATCTAACCCAAAGAGATTTGAAATGCTTAAGAATTAGATTTCATAAGGTTCATCGCCAATTAGTGGTTAATCCTCAATTCCGTGGTCAACATCTAAGTTGGAAATTTTTAGCAGCTAGGCTAACTGGGAATTCAGTCAATGATTTGGATCAACAGGAACTGGCCAAATCCAATGAAATTTGGAATAGACTAAGCGAACTACTAAAGTTCGATTAAGATACTGGCCAATTATCTTTTATCTTTGCCTATATTTATAATAGTTGCTATATGACCGAACAGCCTTCAGAGAGAAATAATTTAATTATGGGAATAGATCAGAGTTTTACTAGTTGTGGAGTGGTCATTCTAGATGAAAGTGGAGAAGTTGTAGTTGCCCAAATTATTAAGAGTGATAAAAGGATGTCTGACTTTCAAAGAAGTTGGACAATTTTTAACGAAATTTCTAAACTATCTCACCGATATTCTATTAAAAATGTTGCCATTGAAGGACTAGCTTTTGGAAAATTTGGTAATGCCACCCGTTCATTAGCTATTTTACAAGGTGTTTTAGTAACTAATTTACTATATTTAAAGCGAGTAGAGGAGAGAGAAAATAATATTGAAAGAGTGGAAATAGTGACCCCCAGTTGTCTAAAAAAATTTGCGACTGGTAAAGGTAAAGCAACCAAAAAAGACATGATTGCTCATGTACCGCAAGAATTGGTTGCATCTTGGAAACGGGATTGGTCTAGTAAATCGGTTGATGATTTAGCAGATGCTTATTTTCTGGCTAAATATTTTAGAAATAAACTAAATGTAACTGACACGTGCACGGACAAAGAATACGTGTCCAGCCAAACGGCAAAAACTTTGATTAGATTACTTCCAAAAAATTAATAGTCCTTTCAGAGTCTGTTACTGGATTTGCACCAGTGACCGTTCGGGCTGCGACCGAAAGCTCTACTACTGAGCTAAACAGACTCTAAAGAGACTTAAAATAAAGCTAAAATCATCTAATCGCTACCGGAGTGGGAGTGAGAATAGGATTCGGGCTCGCATTCATAATGGGGCTCGGGGTAACTGACCTTCTTCTTGTAGTGGCAGACAGTCTTAGTGTAAGGCTTAAGAGTGCAGACGGTCTTGTAAACCGGCTTGTACTCGCAGACAGTCTTGTAGACGGGCTTGTGGCAAGTAACCTTCTTGTAAACGGGTTCGTAAGTAATCTTGGGGCAAGGCTTGTGGCAGGGCTTGTGGCAGCCGTGACCACCATGGTGACCGTGATGACCGTGGTGACCGTGATGTTTGTTGCAACTGTGACAATCGTGATGAGAGTGATGGTAGACCATTTTGTTATATTAAGATAAAAGAATTTAGATTCTTAAACTTTGGAAAATTAACGTCTTGATCTTAAATTTTGGAAAGTAAAACCGATCTTAACATAAAAATCGAAATGGTACCCCTATATGTAATGATTAGATAAACGACGGGTTACAACACGAATCAATTTGCCACCAGTAACGAGGATAGAAACCCTGAGCTCTTAATGATCTTGTTCTATGTGGATAGTAACGGCTACGCCAAGATGGTCGGTAATAGTAATATGGATAATGAACTAGGAATGGTTCAGTTTCTGAAATGTTTGGCCAAAAAAGAGCAATCAGAATAATTAGAACGATTGTTAAAAAGATAGGGGAATCGATCATCAAAGTTCTATAATTATAATATTACTAAGTTTCCTGAAAAAATGTTTGTTAATCTCATTAGCAAGAATTTTTGAAAAAAGATTTTAAATGGATATATTTAAACTCTATTTCTAATAGTTTATTAATACCTATGGTTAAAACAACAGAATTTTATGATATATTAGGAGTCCAACCAGAAGCACACCCTTCAGAAATTAAACAAGTTTATCGTAAACTAGCCCAACAATACCATCCTGATGTTATTAGAAGGAAAATAGAACAAAAGCATAAACTCAAAACAGAACATGAGTTAATATTAGAAAATGAGGATATGAACGAAGACAAAGAAGTTGCTGAATTAACGGCACAATTCAAAAAAATATCTAGAGCTTATGAGGTTCTCAGTGATGAAAAACTAAGGGGTCGTTATGATCGCGGTGGAGAAGAAGAGCTAGATCGCAAGACTCCTGACCCACCAAAACCTGTCTCACGTCCAGGGTTTGTGCCGTTTCCTGGTACACGTCGGCCATTAAGAAAGGGTCCAAGTGTCAAGATTCCTATGAAAGTTGGTTTAGAAGATGCTTATGTTGGTCGAAATCTTCATGTTAAATTCAATCGGCAACAATATTGCCAAAACTGTGATGGAATTGGAGGTACTGAACTAGATGATTGTCCCACTTGCCGTGGTAAAGGTTATACAACTGATATTAAAAGAGCGGCTACAGGGCGTGTTCTTCAACAAAAGCAGTCTACTTGTCAAAATTGCAATGGCGATGGTGATGTTATTACTAAAAAATGTATGCGTTGTGGGGGTAATAAGATATTAATAATTGAAGTTTTAGAAGAAGTCAAAATTCCAGTAGGATCGAAAATGGGGGATATTGTGGTTTTGGATGGTAAAGGGAACCATTTACGTAAAAGATCATTACCGGGTGATCTAGAAATTGAACTAGATGTTGGTGATCATCCTAAATTCTATCGTCGTGGAGACGACCTTTATACTGAAGTCCGAATGGAATTGGTCCAAGCATTATGTGGAGGTACAGTAGTAATTGAACATATGGATAGACGTCAAATCGCGGTCAAGTTAAAAAAGGTGATTCAACCTACCCAACTCTATTGTATACATCGTGAAGGGATGCCGATCAAAGACACGACCGAGAAGGGTGATCTGATAGTTAAAATATCATTACATCTTCCAGGTCGTCTTTCTGTGGCCCAAAGGGATCAATTACAAACGATATTACATCGTGCAAGTTTAAAGGATCCGAAACTGAGGGATAATCATTATGAGACGGAATTTCATTTGTATGATGGAAAATGGTGTTCGATAAATGATGCTGATGATCCTGATTCAAAGATTAGAGAAGAAAAGGCCAGGAAAAAGAAAAATCCATTTGGTGGTGCGTTCCCAGGATTTTCTAGTCATACTACAGTTAACGGAGTGCCATGTGATGCTAGTGATATTCCAGGTATGGAGGGATTTGCTAATATGGGTGTTCCAGGGTTTGGTGGTAATCAGAGTTGCCCTCAACAATAAGGGGATTTTGTCACTCCTCATACCTTCTTTAGGGGTTTCTTGGTACTTTTATCATGAATTTAAGTGCATTTCGTTAATATATGTCCAAGACATTTAGTTTTTCGAATAAAAGAAATTTCTGGGTATTCTAGAAAAATAATCGCTGTTGCTTTGGATGGTGAATCCTTTGTCCATATACATAAAGAACTAGTCACCGAGTAAAACGAAAAAGACAACGTAAACTGGATTTGCTTTTGGCTAAGTCTCAGATAGAAAATTTCTTTTCTAATTCTTAGGCAGAATGGATTCTTGACCATTCTCTAAATGTTAACGAATAACGTTTATTAGAAGTGTTATAAAGAGACCTATTATGAGAATGGCTATTAAAAGACCAAGCCAGACCAACGTCAAAAAAGTTTGATACGTAACTCTCAATTGCTGGACTTTGATTTTTTCCTGCTTGTTTCTTTCCAAAATCCTTTGATATCGATGATGGCCATCCATTATATAACAGTTGCGGTCTACTGTGATATAGCCATATTTTTCTGGCCAATATTCACCCATTTCTAGTTGTTTTTCGTTCCATTTTTGTTTTTCTAGGTTTTGTCTTGGTATTAAGTCATCTGGTGAAACACTAATAACGCGATAAAATAATCTTAAAATTTCAGTAAAACTGAAATAGACTATGGTGAAAATTCTTTCCATTCGTCAGCCTAAAGTTATAAATAAATCCTTGGTTGGCGTTTTATATTAATAATTACAACAAAAGTGACTTTCTATTATTGTGATCATTAATAAGAAAATTTTGACTCGAATTTTCTTAAAATATAGTTTTGGACGGGATAAAAGATTATATTTTACCAAAATGAGCAAGAGTGCTAGTCGGACTGAACGTATTATTGGTATTCAGTATAAAAAATATGAAGAACAGCGTTCAGAAATACCAAACCGTGAACAGTGGCTGAGAGAATATGGGTTTTATCTCTTTCGCCGACCAAATGAATCAACTACCTTTTATGGACTAGTGCTTGGTCCAGAAGAAACAATATATCAAGGTAGTATATTATTTGTTAAGGTAACTTTTCCACCGGATTTCCCATTTTCGCCGCCTAAAATTGAGAATTTATTAAGTTTCCCAAGACAATTTAATAGTAATCTATGGAGTAATGACGTTTGTCAAAATCTTCTCACTAGCAAAGAAGAATACAAACCCTATTATGGTCTAATTTGTATGGATATCCTTAATACTCCACATAGTAAAATTACTACTAACAGTTATGGTGAACAAATCGAAGTATATGATAAAAGTCTCGAACAGTATAGTCCAGTCTTAACTATTAATACCATTTTAATGGCAATTCGAAGTAATATTTTGAATGGTGAAACACGTTTAAGTTATGTAACAGATACAATTCTACAGTATTTAGCTCTAGTCTATCTTGGACACTGTTGTTACAATAAGATCATTAATCAAGAATATGCCGATTTAAAGGATTATGATGGTAAATCTATTGCTGACGTGGCTGAGGAATTGAGTGTGTATTATAGAGATCACTATCGTAAGGTTAGTGAGAAATTGTTGAGCCAAGAAGTCGAGATTAGTAAGGAGGTCAAGGGATTTGAACGAAAGATACTTGAAAGTATGGTCAAATAATATTTATTTCCGAATATTATGAAGAACGAATTCTTGGACAGCCTCTTAACGTTTCATAATCACCAACTTGGATATTGAAGCCGCTTTACTTTATTTTATTGATTATTTATATAGATGGGCAAAAGTGACTGTATTGAGTCATTAGAAAAATCGACAGATGTATCTATTGACAAATATGTGAATTTGGATGAAAATTTCATTCTCTATTTGAGCACAGAGAGAGCGCAATCGGAAAAAGAACCTGGGAATTACATATTGGATAGTTTTGACAGAGACCACCTGGAACTAATAGATACAGCTTGGATTAGAAATGTTCGAGGTTTAGGGCCAGCATTGGTATTAAAATTTAACGCTAAGAAAAAAGGATTGACACGGGTCACCGGTTCCGTACAATTAGACAGAATTAACCCGTTGTTTATTGAGATAACTTATGACGTATATATAAACTAAGAATCCTGAGATCAGGGCCAAGATAGCTTAAAATCCGATTATGATAGAGATCGAAAATTTCATTCGCAAACCATTATGTAAAGTACTGCAAGCTATGTTATAGATAATTTCGCTTTCGTAATAAAAATCGAAAGTTTAATATTCTTCTTTGTATGTATATGGAAAAAAATGGCTTGTTTTTGTTATTTATCATAAAATGTCTGAAGTAAAAGAAGCTGGAAAGTTAGAAAGCGAAACATCCTTAAAAGAATACAGTCTAGGTAACCGAATGAAATCCTATGAACCAACTGAAAATGTTCCACCTTATTTACCTTTCATTGTAAGAGCTGATGGAAAGTCATTCAGTAAATATACTCGCGGTCTTGAACGACCATTTGATGACCGTTTTCAACGAGCGATTGTACGTACAGGAAATGGTTTGTTGGAATTTTTTAACGCAAGAACAGTTTTCGCCTGTTCTGATGAAATTACTTTAATTTTCGATCGAGTAATCACACGTGAAGAGTTAGAAAAAATACCAGAGGGAGATCAGAAACCAACACATCCGTTTAATGGTCGTCGCTTTAAAATCGAAACTCTAGTGGCATCCAAAGCATCAGTTCTCTTTAACCGTTTTATGATTGAAGAGTTAGGGAAGACAGCCTATACATACAGTCATAGTGTTATCGAGAGAGTCCAAAGAGCGGATGCCATTTTTGATGCCAGATTAATTGTATTTGGTGAAGGATTTGATCATGAAATTGTCAATAACATAATCTGGCGATCATGTTATGAATGTTATCGTAATTCTGTTTCTACGTATGCTCGTTATCATTTGGGTCCCAGTGCTATTTTCAAAAAGAGATCTTCCGAGATGATCGAAATGATGAAAGAAAACGGTGTAAAATGGGAAGAGATCCCACCTCATTATCTTTATGGAGTATTATGTAAGAAACGGTTGGTTACTTTAACTAACGAAAAAGGTGAGGAATTTGTCCGAGGAAAGGTTGTCAACTTTTCATTGCCCATTAACTCAGTATCTATGACAGCGGCACTTGATATGTTGTTGTCTAAGTATAGAGACTAATAAAAAATAACAGTTCCAGACCAAAATTACTTTGTCACAAAATTCGGCTCATTTCATTCGTAATCATCTAAAAATTTAGAGTGAGCGGAGCAAACTAGCGTTTTGCGCTATTTCATAAAAAATGACAAAAAATCTCAAACTTATTGTTTTATTTAACATGACAGACACTAAATCTGGTTTTCTTGTTTGTCAAGATGGTACATTTCCTTCTCTTGGTGAATATGTATGTCATATTTGTTATACACCGTTAGAGCAAGATACTATAGTACGTTATCAACATGATGATCTGGGGCCTATTTGCATTGCCACACAAATTTGCGGTGATTGTCTAGAGTCGATGTTAGAGTCGCAAAATCAACAGTTCGGATTTTTTACACAGAAAATCACTGATCTACAAAACTGTTCCAAACTTCTTAAAAGTCTATTGGCTGGAACCTATGGTATTCCTACACGACTACACGATTTAGTCATTTTTCCTCATCCAGAAGAACTGGTTATTCCAAATAGTATTGATCCCGAATTTGGTCGTAAAAACGAAGTTGCTAGACTATGGATTGGACAGAGACAGACTGATTGTTTCTTAGAAAAAGCACCCGCTAATCAAAGCGAAATTCACGTGGTCTTACGTGAAATAATTGATAATTTGGAGAGCAAGATCAAGGATTATGACAGTGAAGAAGTGGCCAGTATTAAAAGTAATCTGGAGATATTGAAAAAAAAAATCCAATGCTAGGAAATTTGATTTATTATTTTTGTAATATAAGATAATCATTCAATTCAAATGCTTGCCCGTGCCCGTTTATCCACATTGGTCAAAACGACATCTTTAACTTTACAGCAATTTAGATCTGCTGTTCTTGCTGTTCCTCCTCTTGATGGAGATAAAAGCTGGTATGATACACTAGAACGAGACCATTTCAAACCAATTTATGGTTTTAAACGTGACTTAATGAAAAAACATCGATCTTTACAATTTGACAATTTCAGTGAACTTTACAACCATTTGGCCCTTAATCATCGCGAAGAATTATTTTATTATGATATTTGTGGTAACAATTATTTTTTGACATATGAAAATGGTGATTATAATTGGCAAATGGTATAAATTTACTTTCTGTTTTGCAGAGTTTTTCTTTTGTTGTGAGCATTGATAAGATCATGATCAAAAACAATACTACAACTTTCTTTTTGTTCTCTCATAGTGGTACAATAAGGTGATTGTGACACGCAAGCTTTTCTCCACTCTTCTAAAGTAATTTGGGCATTTGGATTATTCTTTAGAGTCTTTTCGCAATGTTCAATGATACAATTGGCAACAGTTGCGCCACAAAGGCAACGTGGAGTGGCAATAACCATTTTTTGGCAAATATCAGATTTTTTTTTTGTTTGTGATCGGATCTTTCTTTGATTGTTATTATTATTCAGCATATAATCTTGCTAGAGTATAAGTTATACTATATCAAGATTATTTATAGATCAACTATTTGGTTAACAATAAAAAATTCTCTAAAATAAAGCAAGTACTGTCCGATGCTTCTGGATGAAATTGAACACCATAAATTGGCAATGACTTGTGTTCGATAGCCTGAATTTGTCCATTTTCTATTATACGAGCAATGACATGAAAACCTTTAGGTATTTCACTAACATAATCTTCGTGATGATTAAAAACCGTTAATTCTTTTGCGGATCCACTAAAAATAACTGAATCATTATCTACGTCAATCCTTGTTACCCCATGATTTAATTTTGGAAGTGCCTTAATTTCTCCTCCAAAAAGCAAAGTAAGTAGTTGATAACCAAAACAAATAGCTAATACAGGTATCCTGTTTTTATAAACAGGTAAACGAATAAAAAGTTCAATATTGGCTCGCATCTTTGTTAAGTTGGCTTCCCGACTCAAATTTAAAGGACCGCCACTTAAGATAACACCCTTAATGTTTTCAAGATTTAAAATACTAAGTGGCTCACAACCGTTAACCAATTGATAAGTTATGTTACTTTTTTCCAAGAAAGCTATAAGTTTTGGTGTCATATATGCTTCTTTTAAATTTTGTGTGTTATCCACTAAAATAAGCATAGCTGCTCTCCAGTCTAATTACTATAATAAATTAAATGAAAATAGTCGAAACATTTAGAAGTATTATTCAATTTAAAAATTGAGTTTAAAATTTAGATATTAAAAATGGGTAACTTCTCTTTAAAGGAAACTGACTGGTTTTTTACCGAACAAGACAATATCTACAGGATGTTAACTAATGAAAAAAATCCTTTCAAACTAAATAGGATACGAAATTATTTGAGGTCATTAGAACAACTTGAGGAGATCGAAGAGTATTGTACTCAAATTCAAAGTCTAGTTGCCATATTCCAACGAAATCACTATACTCTTTTAGATAAAGTTAAAACTGTGTGGTCAGAAATGGAAAAGGAAAAACAGCAGACTATTGTTGTTAAATTGATCGAATATCAAAGACGGTTAGATTCAAATCTTGATTGGATCTTCCCCAATATACTCAGAGAACGCCTAAAATCAATTTCCGAACACCTCCAATCTTTCACTATTCATCATTGTCATCACCAATTACAGCGCGATTTATCAACTTTCTCGATTGATAACGTACCACGGGACTGTCTTTATTGTGATTATTATAGACAATGCTGACAATTGAGCAAGTGACATGAAACCAATCCACTAGAATACGCAATGAACTCTACAAAGCTGGATGATCCATAGCTTTGCCCTATTTACTCCCAAATTAATTCGTATGTTCGTTCACTGTTCTCAACAGGAGCTAATCCAGAGAATGTGACATTGTTCATATCTAATGACCCGCATATCTTACGATAATTACGGGCCACTGTTTCAAACTCAATAATTCTTTGAACCAAGTCTTCTACTGTGAAATAAACGCCATTTTTAGATTCATATTCTCTAGTCACTGTTTGGCCTTGACCATTGATATCGAAACCCTTTACTTGCAGTTTGATCCAATCGCGAGGATAAGCAACTGTTTTAGACTCAAATTCATTTAAGGTGATTGCCTCACCATATTCGTCATAACGAAATAGAGTGTCTAGCTCTATTTTATCAACTTTTGCTTGACTGTGCGTTAATTGTAATACTTTATTTACTAATGGAAGATCTAAAGTTATTTTAATTATGAAATAAAATTGGTCATCATACATTATCTCCAATGAATCGCAACTGCTGTAATCAGTTACACTATCACCATCGGAATATTCTTTACTTGACATATCTTTGCCGAAAAACAAATTTAACAGATACTTTCAAAAGTTACTCATTTTTTTTTCAATTTTTACTTCCAAATATTAGGATATTTCTTTTATAAGATAGGAATATAGAAAGATGCTCGATACTAATTTCAACAAAGATTTAGTGAATAGGGTAGAAGAAATAATAAAATCGTATGATAATCAACGTGATCGTTGTTGTTTAAATGTTTTGGATATCTATTTCGAGCAAGAAAATTTTTGGGTTCATCCTGAGATAGATCTTGTATTTCTCTTTGTCAAAATCTATCCGCAAACTTTTCGATATAATTTACCAAAGACGCGATATTGGCTCACCAGAAAATGTTTTGATGAACTCGATCCAATTAGCCAAGAAGTTCTCAAGCAGTTTTTCAATATCAATCCAACAGAGCACGAATAGTATTACCGATATTTAGTGTGGTGCGATAATTAACAATTTGAGTCCATAATTCACGATTCGATCGCTCTAATCTATCAGCTTCCAGTTGTAAAGATCGAAACTCATTTATTTTGTCATACAACTTTTCCCCATCGGGCCAACTAGAGTATGTCTGTTCACTAGCTTGTTCGGTATATGTAGAGTGATTAGCGTCTGTTTGTTCGGTATGCCATTTATTATAAGTAATTATTGCTCGTCGGATATTATTCCATTCTAATTTTTCCTCGACACTGGCAGATTTCAATCGAGTATTTCTCCAATCATTGTAATCTTTCAATGTTTTAGAAGGCTTTGGTGGTCCACCAGACATTGGTTTGCTTATTTCTGTTTCGCTTGCTTCTTTGGATAATCGAACTAGATCTTCCAAACAATGCGACATTTTTTGACGTAATGTATGAAATTTGGCTTCCTTAATATAAAAGGTATTTTCATAATGAGCAATTAGGCTAGAATCGCAGTCCAAATAGTCAAGTATTTTGGTTCTTAGTTCTTTTTCCATCAAATAATATCAAAATTTGCTTTCAATTTCTTGTGCTTTGAAAATCATTATTACAAGACAACTAGAATTGTCTATACACAATTATATACATAATATCTTAAATTATGATATTAGTAGTCACCCTATCTAGTGATGGATATATCGCCTAAATCGTTTTAAGATTTGAGCTGCTTCCCTAGAAAAAAATGAATCAAATGGAGAAATCTGGACATCCATTGTAAAACTGTAAGATTTGGCAGGCATACTCAAATATAGTTGACATATGAATCACTTTCATGGTCTAAATTGGCTCCATTTTGCTCAGAATACTTTCATCTTATGTTTAGAGGGCTTTTATCTTTCTAAAATGACTCGGAATGACTAGGAATGACTAGAAATGACTAGGAATGACTAGAAATGACTACACCTAATTATCCACCTAATAACTTAATTTATGGTATTAATAGCAACCCTAAACGGTGAATATTTTGTCACCTAAATCATTTTAAAATTTGACCCCCCCCTCCCCTGTAAAAAAATGGATCAAATGGAGAAATCTGGACACTCACTGTAAAACTGTAAGATTTGGCAGACATACTCAAATATAGTTGACATATAAATCACTTTCATGGTCTATATCAGCTTTACTATACCCAGAATACTTTTATCTTATGCTTAGAGGGCTTCATCTTTCTAAAATGACTAGAAATGACTATTTTTATTCAAATAATCATCTTAGAATGAATTTGAATGGGAGGAGTATAGGTTTGACAAGGGAGTCCAAATTATAATCCGGATTCACCAAACATACTATTTTGAATCCTATGAAAAATTTATGTTACGACCTATATATGAAGATGAACTAAGAAGGGGTCTTTTGACATATAAAGACCAATTAAGAAATTACTACAAATATTTAGCCATATTTGATTTAAAACCGTATGTCCATGACAGAAAAAATGACGAAATAGTGGAAAGAGGTCCTTACATTGGGATGACCGATAATCGGTTTATCGAAAAAGAGAACATGAAAATTTATGAAGAGGAACGGAATAAATTGTCGAAATCGGAAATAAATGAGAGTCGGTGCGAAATTGGGAAGATTATAAAGAAAAATAGTATTTCCAATATCAAGAATCTAAATGAAACGATTTTCGAACTAGTGAAAGTGAACGATGATTTCAAGAGACAAATTCTAAATAAGATAACTGTTGGTCTCTAAGATTATGTATCCGAACAATATCTTGTTTCTTATTATTCTAATAAGATAATACCGGTATTATCTTATTAGAATAATAAGAAACAAGATATTGTTCGGATACATAATCTTAGAGACC